ACATCTTTATCTTGATTTTTATTTGTAATCTTTGTATAAGCCATTATTAAATAGTAATTGTGATAGCATCTTGTGTGTTATCTAATTTGAACTGATAAGTTATTTTTATGTTTAAGGTGTGTTCATCAGGAATAAAATCTGTATCTGTGTTTACTAGAAATATTTCTGGGATGTATATATTGATTTGTTGATTTATTTCTTCTTCAATATTATCTGGATTTATTGTTTGTTCAAACAAATAATCCTGTAAAGCTACGCCAAAGTTAGGATGGTTTACTCTTTCTCCCTTTTTTGTTAATAAAAGGTTTATTAAATTATTTTTTACTTGATCTTTAGTAGTAGGGGTTCCTGTAAACATATTTGTTTCATCTAAAGGAAAAGCTACCCCAATAGTAACATTATTGTTAATATCTAAAGGGTTTATTCTTTTTGTTCCTTGAATTATAGGCATATGTTATTTTTTCTTTTTTTTAATTATTGCTTTCATTAAACTACTATAATCTCTTGTTACTGCATTAGCTACAGATTCAGGCATCCCTGCTGTTTCTACAGGCATAGGGGCGCCTGATGAAAAGGGTTGTGATAAACTTACAGGGCTTGTGTTAGCATCTGAAGGGATGCTAACTCCTGACATTGCTGTTTCATTTAATAGATCATTTAAAGTAGAATTGTTTGTAAAATTTTGTTTTGTTTTTTTGATTTTTCTTGTTTTATTTATAGTTGGTTTTGGTGGTGATAATTTTTCCTTTAAATTATTTTTAAGACTATTAGTAGTAGTAGTAGGTTTAGTTTGTTCTGTAATAGTTGGTTTTAACTCATCACGTAAATCTTCTTTAAGTGATTTTATTTCTCTACGTAACGCATAATCTATTTCTTCTCTAACTATTTTTCTAATTAGATTTTCGAATGTTTTTGCTTTCATTATTTTCTAATTTTTATATGTTAATAAATATAATTTTTTTTAATTTATTGGTACAATTTTTCTCTCAAAGCGTGTTTGGAATCCAAAATCTGTAGCATTTAATCGTTCTATTATCTCTGTTTTGCCTTGTCCTTCAAGTTCTAATAAAAGACTTTCATATAATTGTGCTAATTTATCTGATATTCCATATAATTCGTTATTGGGTCTTGTATTATTTCCTAACCCTGTATGTCCAAATCCTGAGGTTGTTCCTTGTACTCCTGTATTTCCATATCCTCCAAGTCCGTTTTCACCTCCTAACCCATAATCTGCTTCTTGATTAGGGCTTTCAACCCCACTGACATCTCCAACAACCTCTCCCGTTGGGTTAGCAGCCTCGTATTCTGCTATGGCTATTTCTTCTAAGTCTCTTTCTAATGCAAACAGTCCTGTAGGGTCGTTTTTTAGTATTTCTTCTTCTAATAATTTTTCATTTATATTTCCATCTTCGTCCATTACAGAGGTATCTGAAGTATTACACATTTGAATGTACATCATATATAAATATTCTATAAGTGCTTTTATTTTTTGTACAAGCATTAATATTGGTGTTATTAAAAGAATTGCTGCTGCTATTGTAGCTATTATTCCTAGTGCTATTTTTATATATTTAGTTACTTGAGATTGGACTGATTTTATTGCACCTCCAAAGGCTTGTACTATTCCTTTAGCTTTTGCAATAATGTCTGAGATTTTTTGTATGCAAGGTCCTCCTCCTACTGGTGGACAAAACGCTAAAGTAATAGGAGCTAACATTACTATTATTTTTAATACAATTATTATACCTGCTAAAACAGCCATAATTTCTGCGATTTTTGGTAGTACTTTGTCTACTATTTTTTGTAGTTTTGCTTTTAAAGAATCTAATTTTCCTTTAGCTTTTAATAAAACGTTTTCTAATTTTGATATTAAACCATGAACTTTATCATATATTCTTTTCATTTTTTTCTGAGCCTGTATACTACAAGCAGCAGATATTAATTTTTCTTTTATTTCATCTTTAGAAGGTAATTTTTCTACTACTTTCATTACTTGCTTTTTACCTTCTTCTTGTACTTTCATTTTAGCATCTCCTAGAGGTCCTCCACACTGTTTATTAAGCATCTGTGTTAATTGTTCTACTGCCATATTATGCTACTTTTGTTATGTTACTTTTAAAATTATTTACTTCTTTTTTTAAATCAGAGATTCTATCTAAAACTTTAGAAAATTTTGCTTCATTTTTTACATTAGGTGATGTAACAGGCCCATAAGGGGAAGGTGAAATAAAAGTTAGTTGTCCTGTTATTACGTCTATCATTTGTTCTAATGTTTCTAACAGGCCTCCTGTTCCCCCTAAATATACTCCTAATTCATGTCCCTTTACTGCGGGGCTATAGGGTAAACCCTCTCTATTTAAACCTAAATATATATTGGGGGCATTTATTATAAATTTATTTTCAGGTAAATTACTTGTATTAAAATGAAAATTACCGTTTGTACTAAATCCTATTTGTTCATTTGAATATAGAAGTATAGCATCATTTCGAGCATTAAATACTAATCTATCTGAATTTATTATTACTTGTTTACCTTCATATGTATTAGGTTTTATATTTTCACTCATATTATACTATATTTTGAATTGCTTCTGTTATTCCATCTTGGTATTCTTTATGGGCTCCCCTTCTTTCTCCCTTATAGTATTCATGGATGTTTTCTCTTTCAGAAGCCAAAGTAGTTTGATTATCATTTTCTCCTGCTTTGTATGATAGATGTATCCATGATTTGTTTCCCCTTTCAGGGTAAGCCCACATTAATTCATTCCATTTTGGTAAGTTGTTTATACACCAATTAAATATATATGAGGTATGTTCTTCAGGTACTTTAAAATCAACAGCACGTCCTGATAAGTGAGTGTTAAAAGGGTGAGATCCTCCTACCATTCTATTTAGTTCTATACTTCTATAAGCTGAGAGTATTATTAAATTAGGATATTGTTCTATTACTTTATCTAAACAATTTTCTATAAGATCTTTTAAATTTTGTACTATTTGTTCCCCATTATATTCTTTATTTACCCCTGGATAGTTGTTTAATTTATAGTAATAAGGATTATTATAATCATAAGAGACTAAATGTTTTAATTTATAATATTTTCCTATTTCTTGATCTAAGGGGCTATGTATCTCAGATATACTTCCTGAAGATAAAGCATATAATTCAGGTACTCCCTCTGTAGGTTTTGTTTCCATATTTAATATGGTTTCGTCTGTAGGTTTTATACGCTGAGTATCTGTTTTTCTTTCTATTATAAGGGAAGTATTTTCAACTGTATACCAAGGCAGTTCTTTTAATTCTTCTTTTATTATTTCTTTTTGGGTAACTCTTCGAGGAGTATTTAACACTATATCCTCGTTTACATTAGTAAAAGGCTGTTTTTCTATTTGAGGTTCTATTATTATGTTTGGTTTTTTAGCCATTATTCTTGTGGTTCTGTTGGTTCAGCATGATATGATTGATCATTGTCTGAAGCTACTGTAAAGTTGGTTAGTTTTTGAGTTGAAGTTAAATATATACTTGAATCATCAGTGTCTATTTTTTCTGTTGTATGTATCCATCCTTTGTCTTCTGTTTCTACTGTTTGTCCATTTCTTATTATTATTATAGGGTCTCCTGTTGTTCCTTCTTCTGAATCACTCCAATTGTTTGTATTTTCTTTAGGTATTATAGTTTCGTCTTTTTGTTCTTTAGTCGTTGAACCCAATCTAATAGAATTACCAAACCTACCCTCTAATATCATGTCTCCTTCATAGGGTAATAGGGGTTTTATGTCCATTTTTTCATGAAAATATCTTCCTAAATCTATATCTGTGCTTCCGTCTGTTACTTGTCTAGATATTCCTGCTTCTGTTCTTTGGTAGTCGCTAGCGTTTTGTTCATTTGTTTCAAATAGTGTTGTAGGAAGAGCATTATGGTGTGGGTGGTTCCATATGTTTAAGTCAGGAAAATAATAATTAGTTCTAGAATTATCGTTATATGTTTTTTTGTCAAAAGTAGAAGCTATTAAAACTATTTCATTTCTTAAAGGATATTTTTTAATAAAAGAAAAAAAGGGAATAGCTACTTTTTGATTATCCCAAGGAGCTTCTAAAGGTGTGTTATCTTTTAGTTTAGTATAGGTTATAGTTCCTATAGAGTCATACCCTCCATATTTTTCTGCGAAAGGGTGATTTATATCTAATATTATGTCTAAGACTCTTACTGCTTCTAAATGTTTTGTTTTAGCAGATCTTGAACCAAAAATACCTGTGTCTTTTTTATATACCATCTTCGGGTGCTTTTATTTGTTTTGGTTTTTCTACAGTTTTTGCTATTTCTTCTGCGACTTCTTGTAGCTGATTCATCTCTTCTTCTGTTAATAACCCTCCATCTCCTGTATTTGCGTTACCCGTAGATAAACGTTGAACTATGGCTGCCATTTTTATCAATTGGTCATCATTTTTGACACTAATTTCCATGTATTCCTTAATTAAGGGGACTACTACGGTGGCATCTCCTAAAGAAGTAATAAGAGGGCGTAATTCAGCTATTAAAGATGCTAATTGTTTTGATTTTTTTGATTGATTTTTGTGAATTTCTTTTAATAAGTCAGAAAAGCTTTTATCATCAAAAATTATTTGGTTTAATGAATCCATATCTTTTATGTTTATTATAAATATGGAATTTTTAAATTCTTACATACCCTGTATCGATATATTCGTAATGTAGATTTTTATGTAATTGTTTTAGTTTTTTTGTAACTTTTGTAATTACAGGAGTATCTACATCTGTCATTTCACGAATATAAATATATAGTGCCTTTTTATTAAAGATTTCTAAATTTTCTCTTCTTTTAAAGAGTATATTAATAGCATCCGCTACTTTTCGGTCTTTATCTTTTTTAAATAAAGTAAATATATGTTTATCTACATATTCTGTGTAGTAGTCTATAAATTCTTTTATGTCTTTTTTGCGTTGATCTCTTCCTAGTTGATGTATTACTCCTGCATCTTCATCTGCTGCTAGTAGATCTACTTTTTGTTTCTTTTTTTTATAGTTATTGTTATTATATAATATAAGGTAATTTTTACCTACAATTGAAAAATAACTAAAAGCTTTTGTTCCTTTATCAGGATTAAAATAATCTAATTTTTCTAAAAGAAAACAAATAACTTCATGCTTTAAATCTTCTAAATCATCTACTTCTGTGTAATAAAATTTAAAAGTATGAATTAAGTTT